AAATAGCCGCCTTGCCAAACTGGAAAAAATTCACGCCCGCGACCAATGGGCGTACGGACGCGTAAAAGAATTTTTTGCGTCTCAAGGGCGTGAAAAAAACCGTTTCTTGAAAGGCGTAAAACGATCGGAAGCATCTCTCCGGCAGGAATGGGATACAATGGTTGCTTTTTTGAACGCACCCGAAACAACATTGGAGGGATATCGTGTTGCGGAATTGCAACGGCGTTTTGACAAGTCTGGAAAAATTTCCGAAGAAGTTGACGAAAGCAATTACAATGACTTATATCGTTTTTTGACGTCCAACTTATATAAGACGAGTCTGAGAAGAGAGTTAGACTCAAATCAGATCATTGATGATTTTCTTCTGAAAATGAGTGATAATACTTATGATTACGAAGATATCATGGATGAGTATAAAGAGTATCTGGACGGCTATATCACAGAAGAAGAACTTTTTGCAGAAACTAGACTAAAATTGAAGTAGGTGTAAAAATGTACGAGTTAGAAGTCCCTGTTATTCTAGACGGGAAAGAGAATGTTTCACGTGAAACAATTTACAGCGTTGATGATTTTCCGTTCTCGTCTTTCCAGACTGTGCGCGAATGTCGCAAACGTGGAAGAAAGAAAACTCCTATAGTCTATTATGACGTGGAAATGGCGTTTGATATCGAGACAACTACGTTAGAAAAACTAGATTACGAACGCTATAACAAAACGGGCGAAAAAGTAGTAAAAGGAACTGCCTTTCTGTATCATTGGCAGTTTTGTATCAAAGATACAGTGTGTTTTGGTCGCACATGGAACGAGTTTTTGTCGTTTTGCGAAAAACTGCATCTGTACTTGAAAACTTCCGATACAAAACGTGCGGTAGTATACGTTCATAACTTGTCGTACGAATTTCAATTTATGAAAGATTTCATTGAATTTGATGAAATATTCGCCCGTGACGCACATAAAGTGATGAAATGCCACGCTTACAAGTACGGTATCGAGTTCCGATGTTCGTATTTTCTCAGCAACATGAGCCTTGCGAAATTCTGCGAAAACAGTGAGGGTGTAATTCATTATAAACTTGTTGATACGTATGACTACAAAAAACTGCGTACACCAACCACGACATTAACAGAAACAGAACAAGGTTACTGCTACAACGATGTCCGCGGTTTATGTGAATGCATCCGCGCCGCGCGTAAAGAGGACAACATCGCGGAAATCCCCCTTACATCGACTGGCTACGTCCGGCGCGAGTTCCGCCGTGCCATGCAAGCGGATAAAAACTATTATCCCGATACCTTTACTGATCTTGCGCTTACGTTACCGCAGTACCAACTCTGCAAAGACGCGTTCCGCGGTGGCAACACGCACGCCAACCGCATCCACGCGGGACACACGATCACCGCGAAAAAAGGGGAAAACGCAATCGTAATGGGAAGTATGGATATTTCCAGTAGCTACCCCGCGCAGATCGCAATGGGTTACTACCCCATGAGTGCGTTTCGTGCGGTTGAGATTAGTTCTCAAGAACAGTTTGATAATTTGTGTGCTACTCGCTGTGTAATTATGCGAGTGCAATTTTCAAATTTGCACATAAAAGAAAACATTCCGGTTCCATACATCCCGCTGTCAAAGTGCCAGAAGCACGGAAAAGATTGTGTGATTGATAATGGTCGCGTATTATCTATTGATTGTTGCGAGATTGCAATGACGGAAATTGACTTGGAAATCATAAGAAAACAGTATGCTTACGACTTTTTTACCGTGTCGGAGTGTTACGTATCCGCGCGCGGAAAATTACCTAATAGTATGCGTAATACTATGATGGCGTTTTTTATCGCAAAAAGCAAGTTAAAAGGAAACCCCAACAAAATATATGAGTATATGAAATCTAAGAATAAATTGAATAGTACGTTTGGTATGTGCGTCACCGATCTATTACAGGACGAATGGGTAATGAACCAAACCACGGGAGAATGGACAAGGGAAAAAGCAGACGCGGAAAAAGCACTACAAACGTATTATGATGGCAAAAATAGCTTTTTGCATTATCAATGGGGTATCTACGTTACCGCTCACGCAAGAAAACAGTTACAAGATATGCTGGACGTTGTGGGAATGGACGTTGTTTATTGCGATACGGACAGTATCAAATTTCTGCATCCGGAATTACACATTCCGGAATTTGAAGCCAAAAATAAAATACTGGCAAAACGTGCGATTGATAATGACATTCCGGCGTTTTGTGACGTTGGGGAAAAACGTTACATTCTCGGCGTATGGGATATGGACGACCTGTATGTACAGTTTAAGACACTCGGAGCGAAAAAATACTGTGGTGTCGAATGGGACGAAAAAGCGGCACAATCCGGCAAAGACCCCGTGCGTTTTACGTCTACGGTCGCTGGCATGAACAAAAAATCAGGCGCGGAAAATATAAAGTGCTGTAATAATTTCCGTCTCTGCCGCCGGATGGAAAATGTCGGTCGAACGATCAGTTGTTTTAACAACTCGAAACCGCATTATATCAACGTAAACGGGGAAGAAATTTTGACAGCTAGTAACATCGGAATTATTGATACTACTTATACATTAGGGGTATCGAATGAATACTATGAAGTGTTGGTAAACTCTCAAGACGGAGTGATACCGGAATAGGAGAATAAAATGAGATTTTTCATCTTTTTTATGTTACTTTTAATCGCAACGATCTGTGCTTTGCATGAAGAGGAAATAGACCTTGCTATTCTGCTTTTATTTTTGGATATTTTTTTTATTTTTCTTGTATGAAAGTATTGACATTCTGCCAGAACAGTGCTATTATAATACTTGTAAGAAATAATAACCACATAAAGTAAAGGAGAAAAAAACATGGTACGCACAAAAATTGAAAAATGGCAGTACGCTGTCATTGACAGAAAAACAAGACAGGAACTCGGTTTTTTTGAGTCTGACTCAGAATTAAAATCGCAGAAAGCCAAAAAAGATGCTGTCATCTCGGCAGGACTGCCGGAAGATTCCGTTTGCGTCTTAGTCGACACTGTATCTGCCCGCTACGAGATGCCGGATGAGCAGTTTTTTGCAGAAGCAACAAGACTGGACTAAGCGCACAACCGCGGTCTGGAATAGTCCAGATAAGACGTAACCGATCAAAGCAACGCGCCGCGGTTTTGCATAACAAATAAATTACTTAAAAGGAGAACGAAATCATGAGCAAAGCGAAAATGAGACTGAACAACGTAACTGTTAAATACGCAAAAGAGGAAGACGGAAAAAGTGTTCTTTCCGCGTCTATCTCTGCCGATCAGCAGAAAGACATTTTTGAAAAAATCATCGAAGAGTTTGGCGAAGATGCCGCCGCAGAAGCGAAATGGATTCCTGCAAAGGAAACCTCCGAATATGGTTTGTACGTGAAAGCGCAGACCAATTACCACGTTGACTTTTACGAGGACGGCGTAGAGAGCGACACCGTTTCGAGTGTTGACGAACTGGGCAAAGGAGCAGTAGTTGACCTGTTCATCTCTATCGGAGAAAGCAAGTTCCGTCGCGACAATGGATTCACCGCATACCTTTCCGCGGTAAACGTTCATAAGTTCGGTGATACCGAAAAGTTTAACCCATTTATGGAATAAGTAACCATGAACTGGGTACGCGCCCCGACTGGCGGACGGTAACTTGAAGATTTAGTTTACCTGTAGTTGATTGTTACTATATCTTGTGTTATAAAACTTCATTCCATACGTGTAAAAAGCTACGTTTTCCAGCGTAGCTTTTTTTATACTTAGCGACGCTCTGCCCTTACCCGCCGTCCATCCGCAGTCAAAACGTGCGATCATCGTGCGATAACTGTGAGATTGCATGCAGTTTTGCTGGCGGGGAACTGGCGGGACGTTAGAGATTCAGATAACCGTGGTAACGCGGAGCGGGAAAAAGAAGAAAGGAGGGCGTGAAACAAAAATGTTTCACGTGAAACAATGATTTTTTGGAACGATATTCAATGGGAAAAACTTTTTGCTGAATATAATGTGAAATTTGAAGCGGTAGACGATAACGGGAAAGCGATTCAGTATTACAATCCGATTCGGTTGTTTTCAGAGCCGGACGTGGACGGGGATTTCGCTGGAGTGGCAATTACGTGTTCCAACCGTAGCGCCGGAAAGACAAGTGCGTTCGCCGCGGCAAGCTGTATCTTGTGCAAAGAGTACGGATTGCAGACCGGATGGATTTTCCGGACGAAAGGGGAAATGACGGGAGCGGCGGCAATGTACGAGGATATGTTGCAAATGTATCCAAAATTGGGTAGTGTGATTACCTATAAAAATCTGGATAAGAATGGAAATGTCGTGCGGTATTTTCTGGACGGTGAGCCGTTCGGATGTGCGTTTAGCTTTGGAAGTAAGATGGACAGCGTGAAAAAATTATCGCCGTATTTTCGGGATATTTATTTTTTGTTTTTTGATGAGTTTTCCATGGAGAGTGGGCAGTACGTAAAAGGAGAGAGCGAAAAACTACAATCGTTGTTATTGACGATCAGCCGTGGAAACGGAAGTCAGTCCCGATGGTTTAAACTGATTATGGCATCCAATAATATTTCGTTGCTCAATCCCTATTTTGTATTTTTTGGCATCCACAAACGGTATCAGAAAGAAACCAAAATGATGCATGGAAGTGGTTTTGTGTGCGAATTTACGCACAATGACAGTGCTAGTAAGGCGATGTGGGAAAATACTGCTCTGAAAGCATTCCGCGGCGGACACTATATGAAGAGCATGAGTGTAGGAGATCAGATGTTGATTGATGATGCCGTGTTTGTGCAAAAGCCGACCGGACGGTCGCGGTATCTGTTTACGATCGAGCACAGCGGAAAAAGTTATGGGGTGTATGAGTATTACGAAGAGGGTTACATCTATATTACTCATAACTATAACCCGTCTTGTAATTTTGTCGCGGTTTTTCGGGACGGAGATCATACCCAAAACACGGTTATGTTGGAACACTATGATTATTTGTTTGAAAATCTAGTTGACGCATATCGCAAAGCATATTTGCGGTTTGACGATCTAGACAGCAAAAATATGGCGGTTGAGTTACTAGGGATTGATCTTTATAAATAGTTCGTGGGAGACGGACAAAAGTACTTGACATACGGATAAAAAAGATGTATCATGAAAATACGGGGAAACCTTTTAAAAAGGGGTTGCCACGGTTGAGTAAACCGCCCTGTCCTTGGCAGGTCAAAAGGTTTCCTTGTTTTATGGGCAGGAAGAAAGGAGCAAAGATGGCAAGTATCGTTTTTAATATGATCGTCGGAATGATGAAAAAAGAAAATGCTTATCTTGCTTATACGGTACGATATAAAGGTGATGAGAAAGACACTTTGATTATCGTCCCACATGAAAATTATGAATCTCATATCCGTTACTTATGGGATTATTTTTTCATGGATGGCAACGCGTATAACAGTAAATCGCCAGTCCGCTTCATTCATAATTTTATTATGTGTGATAAAGTTAGTGAGATTGAGGACTGGCTAAAATGGCAGGATAAAGAGGTGGAAGAATGGATGTAACGATGGTAACACAGTTAGTTGGCAGTCTCGGGTTTCCAATCGTTTGTTGCGGCGCACTTTTCTGGTATCTGGTGAAAGAAAAAGACGCTCACAAAGAAGAAATGGAAGAATTACGGAAAAGTGTAGAAGCGAATACAACCGCGATTAATTCGCTTTGCCAGCACTTAGGAGGTGGAAAGAATGAGTAAAATCGAAAACGCAGTTGCATGGGCGGACCAGATCGCCGCTGACGATCGGCATGGTTACTCACAGCTACACCGGAATGGTCCGGACTATGATTGCTCCTCATTTGTCGGAACGGCACTTGCAAAAGCTGGGTTTCCGGTCAGTCAGTACAGTACCACTAGAAATCTCGGAGCGCAGTTAGAAAAAGCTGGTTTTGTAAAAGCTGAAAAACCGTGGCGGCGCGGCGATATTCACCTTGCGGCTGGACATCATGTTACTATGTCGGTTGACGCGAACCGCATTGTCCACGCAAGCCAGTCTGAAAACGGTGGGATTGATGGGCAGACGGGCGATCAGACCGGAAAAGAAATCTGCGTTCGATCTTACTACGATCTTCCGTATGAAAATATCGTTCATTATCGGTATGCAGGAGAAAACGAAAATCAGCAGAATGTGATTGAACGTTGGAACAAAATAGATTCAGCGCGTAGTTTTGACCGGAAAATCGCCGGAGCCTATCATACCAATGATCGTTATAATTTGCGCGTTGGCGCGGGAATGAATAAAACGGTCATTTTGACGTTGCCTGCCGGAACCGGTGTTAGAAACTACGGGTATTATACCGGGGAATGGTATCTTGTGAAAGCAGTTGTCAATGGAATTGTCTATACCGGATACGTAGCAAAAGAGGGTCTGACACGTGGCTGATCTAACGCTTGCTTATCATACTTGCATACAAATTTGTAATGCTCCAAACGTGGGTTATTCCCAAACGTATCGTGAGGGGCAGACCGTAGGAGGTATTACGTACTATGATTGTTCGTCCCTTATGAGTTATTGTTGCACAGTTGGCGGTTTTTTGGCAAGCAACCCGTGGTTTACCACTCGGAGCATGGACGGGTATCTGATCGGTGCGGGATTCCAAAAAGGAACCGCAAACCAGCCTTGGAAAAAAGGCGATATTTTGTGGCGTTCCGGGCATACCGAAATGGTATATGACCCGGCAGACGGCGGCGGGTATACCATGGGGGCGCACACCGACAGCTACCCACTGGACAGACAGGTGTCCATCAATACGTTTGTGTCGCCCTATAGTGCCTGGACGTATCTGTACCGATACCCAGTTGAGGTACAAAGCGGAATCAGCCAGTATGTGATTGCCGCCATCTGCGGCAACTTCTGGCAGGAATCAACCATTAATCCGGGTTTGTGGCAGGGTACGATTGTCGGTTCTCCCGGTTATGGTTTGGGACAATGGACGGATAACGCCGTCACCGACCGCCGGACAAAATTATTTAACTGGCTAGACGCGAACGGGTACAGCCGGGACGATGGAAACGCACAGTTGGAATATTTAATCTATGAAAATGTGTGGTATTCCGTAGGAGCCGCCAGTGCTTACGGAAATTTGCAGGCGTTTTTACACAGTGACAGCACCGATCTGGACGCACTAACCGCCGCCTATATGAAAGGATGGGAAGGAATCAGTGACGATGGAACACTTAGCTTAAGGCAGGAAAAAGCGCATGAGTGCTTCAATTATATTTCCGAACACGCAAAAGATTCTGCAATTACCGGATGGATTGTGGGGAACCGCTATCTATCCGATTCTGAAAGATTAAACAATGCGATTATGGTATTTCGGTATCTGTCCACTGGACAACCGGAACCGCCCGAGCCGCCCCACCCAATGAAACCAAAACGGCATAAAATGCCGATCTGGTTATATCCCAATTTAAAAAGGAGGTATTAACATGACACTTGAAGAGTATTGGACAGAAATTGTAGCCGATATTGGAAACATCGAAACGCATGGTGATGCTATCGCCGCCATCAGTGAAAAAATCAAAACAGAAGATACTGACATCGGAGCGCTGATGTCGGAGCGTGACGCACTGGTTGCGGAACGGGACGAACTGCGCGGAAAGTATGATTCCGCGGTAGCAGAAATCAAAAGCCGTTGGTCTGATCTGTCCCACGGCGGAAGTATCACAAAAGTAACCGAGTTTGGCGGAAACGCGCCGGAACAGGAAGAAACCGCAACAAGTATCAATGATCTTGATATGTCTCAGCTTATCATGAGCGGAAAAGGAGAGTGAAAACAATGGCAGAAAAATTAGATATGACCAATATTAATATGCTGAACGCCGTTCGGCAGACGATGAGTGTTGATTACCGTGACAGAGTTCCTGTGGCAACGCGTGATAATATTGCGGATATTGCAAAAACGTTAACTGACCCGTATAATCCGATGGCAAGAAACGAACTCGTTCCGGCACTGGTGAATCTGATCGCCAGCCAGTCCATCAGTACCGAAGCGTTCCGCAATCCTCTGCGTGTACTGAACAGTAACGCTATGCCGTATGGAAACGGTGAACAGGAAGTTTATGTAAACTTTGCGCAGGGATATGCACACGATGCCAATATCAGCATCGAAGATGCGACCGCCATTTATGACAGCTACATTATGGCGCTGTATCATGTAATCAATTTTAATAACGATTATCCGGTAACGATCTGGTTTGAGGATATGCGCGGCGCGTTTCTCGATGATTACGGACTCAGAAGTCTAGTGCAGGCAAAAGTGGAGAGTGTCGTTTCCGCTTGTAACTGGGATGAGTTTACCACGGCAAAAGAACTGATTGCATCTGCAAAGATCGCGGGTCAGATTTATCCGGTACACGTAGACCCGGTTACTGACCAGGCGAGCGCCAATGCGCTTGCGAAACAGATTCAGTCCTATATTGACAAGATTCAGTTCCCGAACCCGCTGTATAACTTTGCTGGCGCGACCTCGGCGGCGAAAGAAGATACGATTCTTCTGTTCGTTGACCCGGATACGAAAGCTGCTATGAACGTGGACAGCTATGCAAGTGCGTATAATCTGGACAGGATGATTCCGAAAGCACAGCAGGTACTCATTGACAACTTTAACGATGCAGAAGGTATTGTGGCTGTTCTTGTAGATAAGCGGTTCTTCAAAATCCGCGAACAGTACCGCATGATGGTGCAGGATAATGTAAACCGTGGTTTACGATGGAACAACACGTATACGGTGAAAGAGATGTTCTCGTACTCACTGTTTTATCCGATCATTGTGTTTACGACCGAGACGGTTGATGTTTCTTCCATTACCGCAAGTGACGTGGGACTGGTGAAAGTTGGAACAGATGTCGACTTCGGTAAAAGTTTTTCAGTTACTTCTAAAGGGGTAGCTGATAAAGCGATTGACGTAAAAGTAGAGGGTAACTCTTCTGCCGATACGTTTGTTATTCCGGGTACAACAATTCTTCGAATTGCAAAAGATGAAAATAATTTGAAACCGAAAGCAAATAAAACAGCGAGCGTAAAAGTTGTGATTACCAGTCGTTACGATTCGTCCAAAACAGCAACAATTTATTTCACGACCGATTAAATAAGAGGGTGGAAACATGGATAATTTTATTCCGATGCCGCCGCATACAGATGTGGCGGCGGTTTCCCCGCAGACAACGGTTATTTTAGCTAGTGGGATTGAGTGGGGAAACGATTATGAACACGTAAGATACTACAACGACGGAAAAGCAGGTTGTCTGGCGCACGTAAGAGAAAAAGCAATCCATACTTTTAAGCAGTCCGCGCCCGTGAGATGGGGAGAACTGACTTATAAGGGAAAAGGGAATGAGAGTGATTTTCTGAAATGCAATTATATTGCTTTTCAGAACAAACCCTATACGGAAGAATGGTATTTCGGTTTTGTGACGCGCGTAGAATGGTTGAGTGACGGAAGTTTCAAGATTTATTTCGAACCCGATCGTTTTCAGAACAGTTTTTACGATGTGGTATTACAGCCGTGCTATGTGGAGAGGGAACACGTTGCGAAAGCAGATGACGCAGTAGGTGCGAATCTAGTCCCCGAAAATCTGGAAACTGGAGAATACATTGTAAATGGTTCCGCTGGCATGGGTTTCGGTCTTATGAACTATTGTCTTATTGCCAGTGCGGATGAAAATGGCGTTGCATTGGAACCGGAATTAAATCAAAAAATAATGTCTGGTTTGACTTATTTTAACACTACAGATTTTGCTACCATGAAACAAAAAATTCAAGCCTATGCTAAAAGCGGAAATGCAGACGCTATTGTATCCATTTTTCAAGCACCTGCTTTATGCTTTTCTGCAAGTCCGCAAAACTTTACCATGGCTTTCCCAACAACGCTAGCTGGCTATACTCCAAAAAATAAAAAACTATTTCAATATCCATTTTCGTATTTAATTGCAGATGCGCACGATGGAACACAATATGCGTACCGACTCGAATACTTCAAAAACCAAAAAATAGTTTTTGGCGCACAAGGCGTAAAATTAAATATTCCGTCTATATACGTATATCCAATAAATTACAAAAATGAACCTACTGATAATACGCCATATGCATTTACTTATAGTAATTTTCCTACCTGCGCGTGGACAAATGACGCGTATCAGGCATGGCTTGCTCAGTCTCAGCCTATATGGGACTACCAGACAAAACAGCAGTATATTGATACCGGAAAAAGCGTTATTTCAACCATTGCAAATGTGTTAAGCGGAAATTTTGGAAAAGCCATCGAAAGCAGTATCGGTCAAACTGTAAGCAATTTTATGTTTGGCGAAAATATTTCTGCGCAGATGGAACAGCACGATTTAATACCGCCAACAGCAAAAGGAAGTGCTACCGGAAGTTATGTGCAAACTGCGCTTTTCAGTAATACGATTGCATTAAAGACCATGTGTGTAACTCCGGAAATGGCGAAAGTAATTGACGATTATTTCACCATGTACGGATATGCAACGCATAGAATCAAAGTGCCGAATATCACAGGGCGGTCAAACTGGAATTTTGTGAAAACGGTAAATTGCGGATTGCATGGCGCGTGCGTCACAGATGATATCAATTTTTTGCAAACAATGTTTAACCGCGGCGTGACGTTCTGGCATACGGATGATGTTGGAAACTATGGTCTTTCCAATGATTAAGGAGGTGATATCATGTACAATAACCCGTATCGGGTGAGTAACAAAGAAGTGTGGGGACAATGGGAAAACAACCCGAATACGTCACCGGAAGAAAAGATGTATTTTCGCCACTTTTTCGACAAGTTCGTAAATTTAGCATTATCACGTTATGAGTATGACGGTTTACCGGATGAGATTCCGCCGCGGATGCTCAACTCCTATCTGTTATGGCAGGGAATGTGTCTGTTCAAAAAAGAACCAATCACCGGACTTTTCGGCGTTTTCGGTGTTAATCTGGTTGGGGAACCGGATATTTATGGTATCCCGACCGATTGGATTGCTTATGCTATGAATGGGCAGTATTATGAACAGACAGATAAGGAAGAAAGCGCGCTGATTTTCGCCAGACCTTTTGCCGTGCCGGAAATTCTAAGCATTATTCTGCACGCGCAGAGTTTGGCGGAGAAAAAAGCGTCAACAAGGGTAAACGTCATTCAGCAGAGGACGCCAGTTGTCATCAGCGGAGATAGCACTCAGAAGTTATCCATTGACAACTTCATTCAAAAATGGGTGAAAAACATTCCGTTTATCAAAGCAAAAAACGATCTACGAAAACAGATTCAAATTGATACGATTGATCTGAAAGTACAGCCAATTTTTAATGAACTTGATACCGCCGCGCAGAGAGAAGTAGCAGAATGTCTAGCTGATCTCGGAATCGAAGCAAGCGGCGTTGAAAAACCGGAACGGCTAGTTTCCGCGGAAACGAGTTACAACGATGGAGAAATCGAGTTGACAAGAAACGGGAATCTGGCAACCATTCAGAGAGGACTTGACGCTATTAATGATATGTATGGTCTGAACATCCATGTACGTTTTAATTCTAAGATGGTAACGCCGATTAACAGACCAGATGTGTTTGACACAACAGAAAACAACGAAAACAACATACCAGAAAACGATACGCCGGAAAGAGAGGTGGAATAATGTTTATCGGTTACAACTACGAAACAAAAACATTGACGAATACCATTGAGCAGTTGGTTATTTCCGATCATGTGATTTCGCCGCTCGAAAATCAAACCATCGACAATATGATTGAAGCCGCAGTTCCATTAATCTTCAATTTTGACTTTCCGTTTTATGTCGATGCATCCGCGCCCGAATATACAAGCGCAAAACTTGCTTTCGAAAAAACGTTCTGTTTACAGTATTTCCGCGAGCAGATCGGGTTAGAAACTGTCGGAGAATTTCAATATCATCTAAAAAAGATTCTCACACTCAATATGCCATACTATGAGCAGTTGTACCGGAGTATTACTTTTGAGTATAACCCGCTGATTACTCATAAGAGTACGCGAAAAGTAACAAGTACGAAAGATGATACACGAACTGGTGTGATCTCAGGAGACAGCACAGCAAAAAACACAACATCAGCCGATACAAATAACGACACACAAAATATTCACTCTGACAATCCGCAGATCAATTTTGCCGGAACGAATTATGCGTCTACAATGGATAGGGGACAAAATACCATCCATAACAGTGCTATGAGCAATGGAGAGAATACCACAAAAACCAACAGTAATGACACGTATCATGCAGATAATAATGATACGATTGAAGATGAAGGATTCGACGGTAGTTACTCTATAGAAATTCAGAGATTCCGAGATACCATACTTAATCTTAACAAGCGTATTTGCGATGATTGCAGAGAGTTATTCTATCAATTTTATTAAGGAGGGATAATAATGGCAGAGAAACCAACGATTCCAGATTTTCCTACGTTGCCAGATTTCGGTCTGATGATTACGCAGGCTTGTGAAGTTGTAGCAAATGTGCGGGGGATTCCGTATGATTTTAACGGGACGTTGAGTCTAGAAAACAAATTCGTTGTGCTGTTTAAAACGGTAAAAGAAATGTTTGACGCACAGGACGAACTTGTAAAAAGTTACAAGGCGTTATATGATTTTGTCAATCAGTATTTTACCAATCTTGATATTCAGACAGAAGTCAACAAGAAAATAGAAGAAATGAAAGACAGCGGCGAACTTCTGAATTTATTAAAACCTACTGTAAGCAATGAGGTATCAACATGGCTAACATCTAATATCACGAATCCATCCAATCCGCCGATTGATAAGTCGTTGACGGTAGAAAATGCCGCCGCAGATTCTAAAGTAGTTGGAGAAAGATTATTAAAAGATGGACTTTCATATAGTAAGCAGTTTAGTGAGTCTGCATACTATAAGGGTTCCTCAATCAGTAGTAGAACTGATGTAAATGGAACTTCATATATTTCTTTTGATGACTATAATAAGGGAACAACCGGCACATCAATTTATTTAGTTGGCGTTGAGTCTAGTTTTACTGTCCCAATAGTAAACCCAAAAACTGACACACTAGACGTTTATTACTTAGTTGATGCAAGAAACACTGGAATTGTCGGCGGATATTCTCTTTCATTATGGCTATCGTCTAAAAATGATTGGAATAATGCTAATGTATGCTATGGGGGCAACATTGATTTTAAACCCGGAAAAATCTCTTTGAACAAAATGACACTTAGAAAAGGTGGCTCAACTTCTGATGTTATTAACTCAGCTATAGTAAGAATTGATAACATTTCACATGTACCAAACACTGTTAATATTAAATTCATGCTATTCACTGATAGTACACTGTACGACTTGTGGAATACTATTAATGTCGATGATTATACAACTGACCTTTGCTTTTGGGGAGATAGCTTAACAGCAGGAGCCGGAGGTTCTGGGACAAGTTATCCTAGCGTTTGTGCTTCTGAATTAGGAATTACTTCTTTTAAAAATTGCGGTGTTGGCGGAGAAAATGCTAATACCATCGCTTGTAGACAGGGTGGTGATTCACTTATTCTTAAACCAGGCAACGTAAGTGAATATTCTTTATCAGAATTAACAGATATTTACGGAACTCAATGCAACCCATTAAGACAAGGGTCTGGAAGTAATTCGGTTAATCCGATATACATTAACGGCGTGAAATGTACCTTGTCAATATCACAAACAAGCGCAACTGACCCGAATGCTAAATACACGATTACAGGGTATAATGAGCCGTTACTTGCAGAAACACCAGTTAAATTCGCCGGACGCGACATTAAATCTAAAATTACTATTATTTTTGTTGGACAAAATGGACCGGGTCTAGCAGAAAGATTAAGCATCATTGACTCAATGATTAGTAAAATTAACGACAAATATATAGTAATGGGTCTTAGTTCTGGAAACTCTGCTAGTAGAGCAGATGAAGAAGCACAAATGCTTAGTAAGTACGGCGTGCATTATTTTAACACAAGAAATATGCTTAGCAAGTACGGTATGCCTATAATGAATCTCACTCCAACAACCTCAGATGTGAATGAAATGAACAACGGAGAAGTACCGTCATCGTTACGTTCAGATTCAGTTCATCTTAACGCAAATGGATACACCGCTTTAGGTAAAATGCTTGCACAAAAAATCCGTGCTTGTGGATACGTATAAAGCCTTTCTATCATAAACTATTCAATTTACACACATAAACACGCCGCGCCGTGTCCGTCACCCGGAGGGTCACAACCTCCGGCGGTCACTGGCAGACAACCGAGCGATCACAAGCGATAACTAAATTTACACATATA